CGAGGCCTTCAAGCTGTACGACCGGGGCGAGGGCCCTGACCTGTACAAGGTGACCGCTGGGCGCATCCTCGGCAAAGATCCGTTCGACGTCACGAAGTCCGAGCGCCAGACGCAGGGCAAGGTGCCTGAGCTGGCCGGGGGCTACGGCGGCGGGCTCGGGGCGTACCGCAAGATGGGCGGCGACGTGTTCAACGCCATGGACGACGATGCAATCATGGAGATCGTGCAGGCATGGCGCAAGGCGCACCCTGCGACGAAGAAGCTGTGGTACGACGTCGAGGGCGCTGTGCGCGACGCCGTGCGCGCCAAGGGCGAGAGCTTCGAGGTGCGCGGCCTGCTGCGCATCGACACCGCCTACGGGCCCGACAGCGTCGAGTACACCCGCATCCGGCTGCCGAGCGGCCGGTACCTGTGTTACCGCAACATGCACATCAACGAGAGCGCCAAGCTCGTGTACGAGGGCATCAACCAGTACACCCGCAAGTGGGAGCTGCTGGAGACCTACTACGGCAAGCTGGTCGAGAACATCGTGCAGGCCGTTGCGCGTGACGTGTTCATGACCGGGATGCGCAAGGCCGAAGAGGCTGGATATGCCGTCGTCTTGCGCGTGCATGACGAGTTGGTGTGCGAAGTGCCGGACGATCCGTCGTTCACGGACAAGGCTCTGGCCGACATGATGAGCGACAACCCCAGCTGGTCCGTCGGCCTGCCGCTGTCGGCAGCTGGCTTCGAAGCGTACCGGTACAGGAAGGAATAAGACGATGACCGCAGACGAACTGAAAGCTACTCGCAAAGAGCTGGGCTGGACACAGAAGCATCTTGTGGCTCTCATCGGGGTGGACAAACGCAGCGTGTCGCGTTGGGAAACTGGGGTGGTTCGCGTACCCCGCAGCGTTGAGACGCTAATGTACCTTGCTCGGCGCAACTGGGCACTTCGCAAAAACATCGATGCGCTGATTGATGAACTGGCGCGTACCGCGCCGCACACCCTCGACACCAAAGCGGCGGGCCAAGTGTTCCGCTCGCTACTAGATCAGGATTATTGAGGCATGGCATCCGAATACAACATCACGTTCCTGTATGGGTTTATGGAGCCGGGCGGTGGCGCATCGTTCAGTTTCAATGCCGATACGGAGGGCAAGCTGATCCTGACCAAGGAGCGATGCTTCGCCGAGGCGTTCAGCGACACCACTCCTGTGCTGGTGGGAGGAAACCAGCCAAAGCCGAAGTGCGAAGCTGATCGGGCGTACTTGCACTACATCCTCGACTGCTGGCTTGATGGTGCGCCAGTGAGCCTTTCGCCCAGTGAACTGGATTGAGGCATGACGCCCGCAGGCAAGCTGCAAGCCCACCTGAAGGACGTTGTGCAGGGCAGTGGGGGCCAGTATCGCAAAGTGCGCTGGGAGGGCCGTAACGGCTGCCCAGACTGCTTTATCTGGTGGGACTGGCCCTGCATCGCCTTTGTTGAGATCAAGGCCGACGGCGATCGGGTCAGCAAGGTGCAGGATCGAGAGATCGAGCGCATGAAAAACTACGGAATACCGGTGTTTATCGCCACGTCGAAGGAAGAAATCGACGACATCGTAAAAAAAGTGAGAAAGGGTATTGCAACCTGACGTTGCATGTGCCATATACTGCGTATCAGCAACGAAGGAGTACATCACATGTCTAACAAATACACCGCATACGCCGTCTTCGAAAACGGCGACACCGAAATACACGAGGGCCTGAGCCGCGCTCGTGCCCTTGCCCGCTACGGCCAGTTCACCCGTCAGGTCCGCGACAAGCGCTATGGCGTAGCTGGCCCGATCAAGTCCTACGGCTGGAGGCTCGAAGCATGACCGCACACACCACACGCATACGCACCGTACCCTGCCACAAGGGCAAGAAGGGCTATCAGGCGCTGATCGAGTTCCGCTATCGCGGCGAGCTGTACAGCTTCGAGGGCACCCTATACGAGCGCCGCTGGGCAGCCGAGAACGACGCGCAGCGCATGGCCGATCGCATCGACGCCTACGTCGAGATCGTCAGCAACAAGGAGCTTGCGGCATGAAGACCAAGAAACGCACCGAAGCAGAACTCAAGGCTATGGCTTATGCCATAGCCGACGAGGTCGAGACCCGCGCCGAAGCAATATGGCAGCGTTCACCGAAGCTCACATACGCCCAGTGCCAGACGCTGGCCCTACAGCAGATGTTGAAATGACCTTCAAACCACACGACTACCAGCAAGAGGCGTTGGCGCACCTGTACAAGGTGCGCCGCAGCGCTTTGTGGATGCCCATGGGCGGCGGCAAGACCGTCACGACCCTGACCGCTCTGGACAACCTGAGCCTGATCGAGGACGTCTTCCCAGCGTTGGTACTGGCACCCTTACGGGTCGCACGATCGACATGGCCCGAGGAGGTCAAGAAGTGGCCGCACCTGTCGCACCTGACCGTCAGCGTCATCACCGGCACGCCCAAGCAGCGTGAGCGGGCGCTGGCCGCGAGGGCCGACATCTACTGCACCAACTACGACAACCTCGTCTGGCTGCGCAAAGAGCTGGGCGACGCATGGCCCTTCAAGACGGTGGTTGCCGACGAGTTCACGCGCCTGAAGTCCTACCGCATTAGGCAGGGTGGGTCTCGGGCGCGGGCGCTGGGGCAGGTGGCGCACACGCACGTCAGCCGGTTCATCGGTCTGACGGGCACGCCTGCCCCAAATGGCGTCAAGGATCTGTGGGGCCAAATATGGTTCCTCGATCAGGGCGAGCGGCTCGGCCGCACGTTCAGCGCCTTCGAGCAGCGGTGGTTCCGCAAGGGGTACGACGGCTACAGCCTCGTGCCGTACGACCACACGCAAGCCGAGGTCGAGGACAAGCTGCGGGACATATGCCTGACCGTGCAGGGGCTGCAGGTCGATGAGCCGATCAACAGCCCAGTCTACGTCGACCTGCCGCCGATGGCGCGTCGGGTGTACGAGGAGATGGAAAAGGAGTTGTTCACCGTCCTGAACGACGAGGGTGTCGAGGCCGCCAACGCGGCAGTGCGGACGCAGAAGTGCTTACAACTTGCCAACGGCGCGCTGTACATTGACGCCGACGGGAACTGGGAGGCCGCGCACGACGCCAAGCTGGACGCGCTGGAGAGCATCATCGAGGAAGCCAACGGCGCACCTGTCCTCGTGGCGTACAACTTCAAGCACGATCTGGAGCGGCTGCGGGGTCGTTTTCGCCACGGTCGTGTGCTGGATGCTGATCCTGACACGATCAAGCAGTGGAACGCGGGGAAGATCTCGATCCTGTTCGCGCACCCTGCGTCGGCCGGGCACGGACTGAACCTTGCCGATGGGGGCAACATCTTGGCGTTCTATGGCGTCAACTGGAACCTCGAAGAGCATATGCAGATTATCGAGCGCATCGGGCCGATGCGTCAGAAGCAGGCAGGGTACGATCGCCCTGTGTTTATTTACCCGATCCTCGCCCGCGACACGGTCGACGATCTCGTCATGGACCGCCTCACGTCGAAGAAGAGCGTGCAGGAGGTTCTTTTGGAAGCACTGAAGCGGAGGAAAAAGAAATGACCGACAATAGTTACATATGCAGCGGCTGCGGCGTCGAGCACGACACGATGAAGAAGACGTTGGAGTGCTACCGCTCGCACGAAGAGGCGGCTAAGGTGCCAGAGCCAAAGGCCGCCGAGCTGTTGGGCCGCGCTGCGGCGCACATGCACGACCGATCCTCGACCTATGACGAGCCAGAGGGCGAGCGTTCGATGGGCAAGATCGTGACGGCCTTCAACGCCATCACAGGCCGCGACCTGACCGAGAGCGAGGGCTGGATGTTCATGCAGCAGGTCAAGCTCGTGCGTCTGTTCACGCGCAGCGAGTATCACGCTGACAGCGCCGAGGATAACATCGCCTACGCAGCTCTGCTGGCCGAAGCCAAAGGTGACGGACGGTGAGGGGCGTCCCCCGCGAGGTCGAGGAGGCGTTGACCGCCCTGAACCAACCGTGGGAACTGAAGCGGGGCAACAGGCACATCAAGATCATGATCGGCGGGCAGCTGGCAGGGATCTTGCCGCGTAACGGCAAGTGCAACAACGACCGCCGATCAACGCTCAATCTAGTCGCCCAAATAAAACGCGTGGCCAGCACCGGCCTCGCAGCACGAAGAGGATAAGAGAATGGCTTTATACTATTGCAACGACGGCTTTCCGTTCGAGGGGCCGCCGTACACAGACGAAGAGAACTGGGAGTTTGAGCAGCGGCTTCGACGGGGTGGTGGCATCACCATCATTCGTCAGCGGCAGCCAGTCCGCCCTGAGCCATCGCAGGACGACCCCGAGCAATAAGGTCGAACAACGCCTGCAGACGCTCTTGCTCTGCAATCGCCTCGCGGGCGCGCTGCACGTCGTCGCGCACCGGCACGCCCGCCATGCGGGCCTGCTCATCGCGCAGGAAGCGCTGACCGAATGCCTGCGCGACGCGCGGGTCTTCGAGCATAGCTTCGCGGTACTGCGGCGTCATGTTGTCGAGGTATCCGCGCAGGGTCTCGCTGACCGCGCCGCTGCCTTCCGGCTGCATCCACGCATCCTCAAGGCCGATATAGTCACCCTCCGAGCCGACCCTTTGCGGGCGCGCGTTTGCGCCGAGTACTTGCCGAATGTCTCGGCCAAGGCCCAACTCACGCAACGCGCGCTCCGTCTCGGAACCGAGTGGCAATTTGTCTTTGTCGAAGTGGGTGAGCATGACGCCCTCGCCGAGATCGCCGATGCCGGGGAGGCCGTACTTCGCGCCGCGCTCGCGCAGCTCAAGCAGCCGCTCGATGTCAGTCGGGGAGCCAGTGGGGATGAACACCGCACCAGCCTGTTCAGGATCGATTGGTCGTGTTGGCATGGACCACGCGCCTGCGCCCTGTGTGTCGGCCACCGCTCGGACAGCCTCGGCACCGCTCATCGCGGCGTAATCTTCCGGCAGCGGGTTGCCTTCGGCGTCAACCCGTAGCCTCGGGCGGGCAGCAAAGCCGATGTTGCTCTCTTCTACAGCGCCCGGCACGTTTGGCGTGTAGATGCCGGTCATGGGAACAGTCGCGGACTGCGGCAGTCCCAGCACGTCGTACAGGGTGTCAGTGCCTTCCGAGGTCTGCCACGACGTGGCGGGGTCAAGGCTGAACTGTTCGCGCAGCGCATCGTCCTCTAGAACGTCTTGGCGGTGTCGGGACATGACGCCGGGTGCCAGTTCGTAAGTACCATAGGCGGTACGGCCCCGCTCTGGCTGCACCGTCTTGGCCGACAAACTTTGCTTTCCGGTCGTTTTCGGCTTGGCCGGTGTCGTCTTGGCCGAAAGAGTTGGTTTTTCGACCACCGTCGGCTTGGTGTCTTTGATCTTAGGCGACCGCTGGACAACGAGAGACGCATCCGGCACGCCGAAGAACTTACGCGCCGCAGGTTCGACGCTGTCAGGAAGTAGCCTAAACAGTTGGTTGTTAATCGGGTCGAGGGCGCGGCGAAGGGGGTTCCTGTTGTCAGGCATGATTAACACCTCCGAGGTCGTATTTTTCGGCGAGTTCGTGGCTCTCAACGCTGCCGCCTTCAGCCATTAGCGGGATCTTGCCTTCCTTGAGCAAACGCAAAACGACCTGCGGGTGCAGCCCGAGGGCCTGCGCGGTGACGTTTATACGCTCGTTCATCAGTTCGGCGATGGTCTTGGTGGCGGATACGAGGCCCGTGTCTTCACCTGAGCCGAACCAGCCGAGCGACTGCATCGGGGCGGGGGCGACACCAGCGCGGCGCGCGGCTTCGAAGGTCACGTCGGCCATCGGGCCGTACTCGACCTGCATCTTGCGGCCGCCGCTCACGGCCGACTGCAAACTGTCGTTGATGTCTGTGGCCGGATCGAACTCCGCCGTTTCGGCGTAACGGGCCCGCGCTTCAGGCGTCCTCAGCCAACTCGGGTGGATCGAGCCCGGTTCAACCTCGTTCATGGAAAGCAGCGCGCCACGGGTGTTGTGCGTGTCAGCGGTGACCTGCCCAAGATCACCTGCGGTGTTGGGCAGAAACGCGCTGGGTTTGGGGTTGGTGAGCGGGTCGTGCAGACCCTCGAACATCTTTCCGGTGAGATCTTGGTGCGAGCCCATCATATTGTAGCCGGGCGTGTTGCCAAACTTGTTGTAGATGTCGCTTGAGATGGGCATGCCTTTTTCGCGCAGATACATCATCAAGCTGGCGTTGCGCATATTCTGTTCGGTGTTCGTGCGAGGGGACGTACCCGCAAATGCAGGCGCGAACCTTTTCGACAGGAACTGGATCGCATCGTCTTGCGGGACGCCAATCTCTTCGAGGCCACGCACGATCGGCGCGGTGTGGTAAAAATACTCTTGCGCCGTTCCGCGACCTTGCTGCGCTTTCTCGGCCAGCCGCTCCGCAATTTGAGGGGTTAGGTCGATGACGTTACGCATGCGGTCGCCGAGGGGGTATGTAGCACCGGCTTGCGCACGGGGCAGCGCCGCCTGCACAAGGGCTGGGTCGCTCTGGCTAAGCAGCGTCGGCGTTTCTTCGTACGCGGCTTGGCTCAGGTCGAAGACAGGCTCGGTGCCAGTTGGCTGCGTCCGCAGCTCTGGTTTGACTTCCATCTCCTCGGCCTTGCGACGCAGGACTTCCTGCCCCATGTCGGCTTTGCCGGTGATTGCAAAAGGTGATGGGCCCTTAGCAGACTTGGTCTTGGCGGCGAGATCCGATTTGGCGGCCTTTGTCTGTGTCGCAGGAGCGGCCCCCGCCGTCGAGCGACGAGTGGGTGGCGCGGTCTTCTTTGTGGCGACAACGAGATCCGCGTCGGGCACACCAAAGAACTTACGCGCCGCAGGTTCGATGCTGTCAGGAAGCACCTTGAACAGTTGGTCGTTAACGGGGTCGAGAATGGCCCGAACCGGGTTTTTTGATTTCTTACCTGACACGTCTATCTCCGCCGAAAGATTGCGAATGGGTTTTGAGCGAAGTTACGCACAGCCAGCGCGGCTTGGTAGCCGGGTTTCGTGCCGACAGCTCGTTTGAAGCCATGCTTGCCCAACGCCCCGAGGCCGCTCATTTGCATATATGTGAGCGCGTTGCCCGGCGCGTCATCGCGGACTGCTTGCATGCGGCTCGTTTCAGGCTTTTTCGGTTCTGGTTGCGCTTTACCTGCGCTGTAGAGAGCGCCTTGAAGCGCGTCTTCGACACCTTCTGCAGCGATCCGCGAAAGTGTTGGGGCGCGTGCGGCGACGCGGCCTAGCACACCCGGCACACGCAACGCGGCTAAAGAGGGCGTCAGCACCGAGCCGCCGACCATACCAGCCATCTCAAGGCCTTGCGCCGTGAGCGGATTGGCATCGGCGTAGGCTTGTTTCCCCGCACGGATGCGCTTGAGTACGGCTTCGTAGGCCTTTGGGTCTTTGGACGCGAGTGAGCGCAGCCAAGCCTCGGCCTCGTCGTCCCAACCGTACATCACCCCGCCAGCAAGAGTGCGGAGCGCGTTGCCATAGTCGTATCCTTCATCAGCCATGACGCACCTTTACCATTTATTTGGGCCGCTTACCAGTTTCAAACTCTATCATCGCTTTGCTTGCGAGGGACGTCAGGCGCGGCGGGATCTTGTCGTTGACGCCGAGGCCCAGTCGCTTGGCGACATAGTTTTTATAGTTCGCGGTGCTTTCCGCTGTGTTGCGCGGATCGCCACCCAGATAGCTATCGATCAGGCTGTCCACGGTGTTCTCGCCGCGATCCATTTTGCTCGCGATCAGGCGGCGCTGCGCTGCGGAACCGGCGCTCATGTCCTTGAAGCGTGCGAAGCCACCCTCGCCCGGACCAACGTAGCCGGGCTGTTTGCGCGCCCATGAACCCTCGATGATGTTGCCGGGGTTGAAGTTCCGCTCGCCGAGCGACGCACCCTTAAAAGGGGCGGTGCCGTCCTCGGCTGCCTCCCCGTAGCTAAGGCCGGGGTTCTCGTCTTCACCGACCGGCTGCGCAACAACGCGTTGTGCCTGCGCCAGAACATCATCCCCCGCGTCTTCCTCGCCCACTTGAATTGTCGGCGGGATGTTGGTGCTGCGGTCTTCGAGGACCGACGGGGCGATGTTACCAGCGATGCCAGCCACAGGACCAGCGGCGAACTCCTTAACGCGGGCCATGTACTGGCCGTAGCTCTTGCTGCGGGACAGCATGGCAAGCACTTCGCGCAGTTCTTCAGGCTTGCGGGCTGAGAGAACTTGGCTGAGCTTGGTGTAGACCTTGTCGCCAAACTCCTTGCCGGGGTTGAAGTTCGAGACCCAGCGAGCGAAGGTTGCGGCTCGGCCCGGGTTGCTGGACAAGATGAAGTTGACGGCTTCCGTCATTTTGCCCTGCGCGACCATATCGTCAAGCGAGGCCATACCCTCGGCCAGCGGCACCGTACGCGAACCGCCCCTGACGCCGGAGACACGCTTGAACAAGTCATCTTCCAGCTTCAGAGCGCGGTCGAAGAACTTATATTCAGCTGGGTCCATGACCATCTGGAGCTTCTTCAACGTCCCGCTGTCGCCCCGAACGCCGCGCAGAACTTGCGCGAAATTGCGGTTAGTTTTGGCGTTTTCGAATGGTTCGAAAATAGCTTGCCGCGCGCCGGTCTTGAGCGCCTCGCGCTCTGCGGCGGACATAGGGGCTTTTTTGCCCGGAATGCCGTTCACTTCGCGTGCGAACTGTTGCGGGCGCGTCTTGTCCTTGAGGATGTCGCGCCCGAGCCGCAGTGCGCGGCGGACTTCAAGATCACCGGCGTACATGGCGCGGGCTTGGCGGTACTCAGGCACAAGAGCGTCAAGACGGGCAAGCAACGGCTCGCGGATACTCTCCTTGAGGGCGGACGCCTTTGTCGTGCCGACACCGTTACCACGGAAGCCTGCGTCAATCGTGTCGTCGAGAGCGCGCTTCAAATAGTGCAGGGACAGCACGTCTGGGATTGTCTGCCCAGTCGCCCGCAAGCCAACGGTGTCACCTGCTTCGTTGAGGACCGCTTCCATCTTAATCGGCAGCTCACGCCCTTCAATGCGCGCGATGCTCTGTGCCTCGGCCCAGATGCGGCTCAATTCGGGATTGTTGGCGAGGTCGATGAGTTCCTTGTCGTTTACCAAGCCGACCTTAAATGCCTTTTGGTACTCGTTGTCGCCGATGCTGCGCAGATTGGCCGTGATGGCGTCTTCAACGTCAAAGTAATCTTTCGTGCCGGGGAGCGCGGTTTCGACCTGCGCCTGAACACGGGGCATCGCACCGCTCTGGGTCTCGACAAGCTGTTCTGCGAGGCCGCGCTGCCCAGCGCTGGGCTTGGCAAGGACTTTCTCCGTCAGGGCAGCGAGTTCCGGCGTAGATACGCCGTACGGCGTTGGCACGTCGTACTTCTCCGCCAGTGCGGTTTTGCCGACGGCGTTGCGCGGCGACGGCGTGGTGCCGTAAATCACTTCAGCTGCGCGGCGCTCAACGGCGTCGCCGGTCTCGCGGCCCAGACGGCGCATAACGGCGTCGCGACCAGTGGCGAAGGCGCGGCCACCGAACTCAGTGCCCTTGGCAAAGCCACCACCGGTGACGCCGCCAAGGACCGTGTTGAACGCAATGGACGACGCGAGGTCGCTGGGGTTCATAGTCTCAGCCTGCCCGAAGCCGGACAGCCCGCCGCTAAGCGCGCCGGACTTGACACCCTGCAGCGCTACGCTGCCGAGTGTCTTAGCGCCCTTCAGACCAGTGCCGATTTGACCAACGCCGGGGATAAACGCTCCGGTGACGCCGCCTGCCAATTCATAGCCCAGCGCTTCTCCGGGGTTGGCCTCGGCCCACGCCGTATAGTCAGAGTTGATTTGGCTCTTGATGCGGTAATACTCGTCGGAGCTCAGTTCGCCGTTGGCGAGCATGCGCCCAGCTGCTTCCATCTCGTCGGCGAGGTCGAAGAAGAAGCCTTTGCCGAAGGCGCGGGCCCGCTGCGTCATGTCACTAGCTTCCGGCACCGTGCGGATGACATCCTCGGGCTTAACAATCGGTGGCTCTGGAGCCTTGGGGCCCGTCATTGTGACCCTCGGGACCAGCGTCCCTGTCTTTTTGTAGAACTCTTCGATTTCCGAAAGATTGACCGGCGTGCCGACGCGGTACTTCAACGCCAGATTTTCGATTTTACCTGCGTCGAGGGGGCCGCCGTTCAGGCTCTGGTAGTAGCCGCCAAGCTCCTTTTCAAAACCAACAGGGTCAGGGCCTTGCGGCTCTGCGGGGACGCCGTCCATCGGGACCGCGTCATCCGTTGTAGGGCTGCCAGCCGTTGGCGCAGGCGCGCCGCCGTTGATCTCAACAACGTCCGCGCCGCCGTCGGCCTTAGCTTTAGCTTCGATTTCCGCAGGCGTCACGTTGCTGGGGACGCCCTTGTAGACGAGGGTTTCGCCGTTGCTAAGTGTTACGGTTACGTCACGTGCCATTATTGCCCCCAGTTGATAACGCGCGGACGCGAGGATTGCCCGGCGGTCGAGCCGCCGCGCGTGCTGTATTCTCCGCCCTTAATGCTCTGCAATCGGGATGTCCCGCGAGCAATGCGAGACTTGACCGCAGCCAACGCTCGGCGGAGGATAGCCTCGCGAACGGGGCGCGATTTGGAGGAAATAGCTTGCAATTCCCGCAGGGCAGCACGTTCGCCTTCCGTCGGGTTGCCGCCGAAGATTGCCTTCATGCTCGACAACGCGTTGGTCATGATGATGTTGTCGAAGTTCTCGGTGGCCACGTAGCGCGGGTCGTCGCTGCCGAAGAGCTGGCCCAACGTCTTGCGCCAGTTAGTGAGCGAGCCCTCGTAAGCCTGCTGGTTGAGCGACAGGGCTTCCTCCAACGTCTTAACCGAGCCAAGACCGCTCGTGATGTTGTCTTCGAGGTCGAACATTTCCCGCTGCTCGGTGGCCGTTAGCGGCTTTGGCTTGACGTCGAACTGCGTGACCGGCGTGCCGTCGGCAAGAACTAGCCCCTTCGGGCTGTTGAACACCGGTTGGCCGTTGACCGTCTGGTTGGTTTGCGAGAGATCGGCAGGAGCTTCCCCGAGTACCGTTTGGGTGTATTCGCCGGTGTCGGGATCTTGCGCAATCGCCACAATCTTGCCGCCGATGATCTGCGTTCCGACCGGCTTCGCGATGCGCGGCTTCAGCGCCGATGCAGCACTCGTCAGATATTTCTCTTCCAGCCCAGCCAGATCCTTAACCTTTGCGGTCTCGAGTTCCGACAGCATCTTGTTCATGTCGGTCTCGTATGCGCGGCGGCTTTGGGCGTACGTGCCGATGCCGCGCAGGCCACGCTGCACAGCACCGCCGAAACCACCGCTGTCGTTCTCGCCCGGCGCGGACATCATGCCCATACCCACGTTGACGAGCAGGTCGTTGATGTCCGGCTTGCGGTAGCGCTGCTGGATGTTCTGCGTAATCTTGTCGTACAGGTCGCCGATTGATTTCCGTTGCCCAGCAAGAATGCCTGAGAGGCTGTTCGCACCGACCGAAAGATCCGAGGGCGTATCCTCGCCCGCGTCCGCGTCCTCTTCAAGATCCGCAGGCGCGTTCACCGCGAAGCTCGTATCCTCATCGCCTAATTCACCCTGCATATTGCGGATGTGTTCTTCTTGCCACGGTTCGAGGGGGCCTCCTGCGCGAGGTGGGGTTATGGCGAGGCTCGTGTTTTCGCCGCCGGGTACGGAGTACCCGCGCTCGACCAAGAACGCGTTTGTGGCTTCCACGTCTCCGTCGTTCTGGTCCAACATGAGTTGGTAGTCTTGTGGGGAAAGCGTATATTGCATGATTTACCTCGCTGCAGAACCAGAACCGGCGAGTGTGAGCGCCGCCCCCGCGAGTGTGCCGAGGGTGCTTGTACCGGGAGCCGCGTTTGTTTTCGACTGAACCTGACCCTGCGGGATGCCGCCAGCAACGCCGCCGAACGTCTTCGCCATCTGATCGATCTGCGCCTGATCGTAGCCCGATGCGCGCATGAACTCTTGATAGCTCGCGTCGCGCTGTGCCTGATCCAGAGCCTGCTGCTGGTTGCCCACGCCGGTGACGGCCTGCGCGCCTGCGAGGCCTTGCTGCTGTTGCTGCTGCGCAAGTTGCGCCAACTGGCCGGATGCGGACATCTGGTTGGCCGTGTCCTGACCGTACATGTTCGCGATCTGCCCAGCCAGCGTCGACATGAGCTGCTGCTGGTTCTGGCCGATCGATGCGTACTGGCTGCCGAGCTGGCCCATTTGCTGACCGGCGTTGGCGATGGCCTGCTGCTGTTGGAAGCCGAGGCCGCCTGCTGTCGAAGCGAGTTGGCCCATGCGAGCCTGTTCGGCCTGCGACGCGCCAAGCGCCTCGCTGTAACCTTGCGACAGGGCCTGCTGTTGCTGCTTGGCAACGCCTTCTTGCACGTCGCGGAGCGCACGTGCGGTGTCCGTCATCATGCCCGACGGAGCGCCCGTCGTGCCAGTGCCCGGCCGCGTTGGGCCGCCCAGCTGACCGGCGGTGATATACTTGTTCATGATCGAGGGCATCAGCTGCTCTTGCAGCGTGCGTGCGCCCAACTCGCCGTAGCGGTTGACCACATTCTCCATGAACGGGTTCATGAAGTTGCCAACGCCTGCGGCAGAGGACTGCGCGGCCTGCCCGAGGAAGGGCATGGCCATGTTGAGGCCGGTTGGGTTGATGCTGGCTTGCGTCATTTGGCCCGCCTGCCCCAGAGCGCCGTAAGCTGGCGTCAGGGCGGAGGTGTTCATAGCCTGATTGATCAGGGGCTGCGCGGCGTTAACGGTCGAGCGGCCCAGTGTGCCCTGCAGGACATTCTGTGACTGGTTAAGCGTTGGCTGGTAGCCGGTCGCCGCCTGCTGCGTCATGCCGAAACCCTGCTGCTGGGTTGGCGTGAACCCTGCGATGCGCTGCGTGCTGTCGTACGGCGTGAAAGGGCGGGATGAGACGGCCTGCTGGTTCGACAGGATGTCCTGCGCGTAGTTGCTGTACCACGACGGGATTGAGGACATCGTGTACGTGGTTTCAGTCTTAGTACCCATTAGATGCGCCCTCCGGCCATATATTTGTCAGCGGGCTTGGCGTCGTGGCTGAACTTGCCCTTCGCCAACTTCTTACCCTTATGCTTGCGGATCTTAACACGCAAGTCGTCAAGTTTCTTTGCGCCCGCCTTACTCGAACCGTCGCCGAGCAGTGCGACCGTTTCGGCGTCGATGACGTATTCACCGTCGGACAGCATCGCGGGGATCTCGTCGCTGCGCCCAGTGCCGGGGCCTTTTACGGCAAAGCTGTCAACGTCGCCACCACCGTAGAAGCCAGTGAAGTAGCGTTTGCCGTAATCAGACATGATGTTTTCGGCCGTCGGCGAGTTAGACAGGCTGGCAAGACGGAAGCCGCCGGGGCTCGTCGCGCTGAACGATGGGCCGAAGAACTTTTCGCGAGCGGCGGCCTCGTCTACGGCAGCTTCCTTCGGCTTCATGGCATCGGCCGCACCGGCGGCGAGCAAGCCGCCAGCGAGGATGGCGTGCTTGTTCTTGAGGCCGAGGTCTTTGCCCATCTTGCCGAGGAAGCCGACGTCGCGGTTCCAGAAGTTCGGCTTAACGACGGGCGCGGCGGTCGACGCGGCGGTCGACGCGGCGGTCGGCGCTGCGGCTGCGATAGTGCTGCCCATTTCCTGCTGCGATAAATTGGCCAACTCGGAAAGCGTTTCCGGTTTCAAGGCGAAGCCGCTGCTTGGCGCTGCGGTGGGCGCAACCGGCACTTCAGGCGTCGAAACTGTGGTGGGCGTAGGAGCGCCCGGCGTCACTTTCGCCATGGGGTTGCGCATGTAGTTGCCGAGGCCGACAGACAACGCGCCGGTAAGCGGGTTGCCGCCGAGTGCGGCGCTTGCGCCAGCACCGAGGGCAGCGCTGCCGAGCGCTTGAGCGAGGCGCGGGCTTACAGCGGAGCCAAGGACGCTTGAGCCGAGTTTCGCGCCTGCGCCGCCTGCGCCACCAGCACCGAGGCCGCCCAGCGCGCCGCCGAGCAGTGCGCCTTTAAGGCCGCCACCGCCAGTTGCGCCGAGGGCAGCGCCAACGGCTGCAGAAGCCAGTGGGCCAACGCCGGGGATGAAGTTGAGGGCGATCGGAGCGACCACCTTGAGGATTTTTCCGAGTTTGCCGAGGAAGAACTCAGGCATGCCGGTTTCGGGGTTGATTGTAGGCTCGCCGTACTCGGCGACCATGTCCGCGAACTCTTCGTCGTTGACGTGAACGAGGCGGCCATCGCCGTTTCGACCGGCCTTCTTGACCGCCATTGCCTCGTCGTGGAGGCCGCCCTCGGCGTAGCCCACGGCCCCGCCTTCGTAGAGCATTACAGGGAAGCGGTTAGCAGAGTACATCAGCCTTGTCCTTCGAGCATCGGGTAGGCGCGTTCCGCCCACTGTCGCCAATCGTTGAATTGATACGGGTCTGGGACAGTGCGCTGCGCAAATGGTGAAGCCCGCAAAAATGCTGAGGCCCACCCTTGCCATTCGCTCTCGTCGGTTAGCTTGCCAAAACTCCAAGCGTCTCCGACAGACAGCACTACACTATCCGCCCAATCTCGTAAAGTCATCCCGACAGGATTGATTGACATTATCCAATCACCGTTCCGTCGCCCGGCTGAACGTGCGCGAGGACGAGGCCCATCTGGTAGTCACCACCGACACAGTTGCTCTCGAAACGGAAGCGCAGTTCGCGCCGCTGCTCCTTGAAATAAATCACCTGTTCTTGCGGCGTCTGCGGGGTTTCGACAATCGTCTTGATCTCGCCGTTCACTTCTGGAGCCCGAGCGTTGGCGCGGCCCATGGCCTGCACCGTGAGCGGGCCCGACTGGACGAAGTCAGGCTCCATCATCAGCACTTGCATGGCGCGGTTGGTCTGGCTCATGACTGGCAGCGAGAGATCCGCCGTCTCGAAGTAGGACTGGATCGGGTTGACGTCGAGGCCGTCTACCTCGTCCGTTCCAATTTCATGCACCCAGAACTTGTAAGGGTTGACGAAAGTCAGTTCGAACGTCGCGTCGCTGCCTGAGCCGCCGGTCACGGCGGCAGGGTTCTCTGGGGGAGCTGGGTAGCTGCCTGCGTTGGAGATGCTGACCGTCAAGATCTCGCCGCCGGTGTCGACGGTTTCGACCGTGACCTGCGCGGGGATGATGACTTCACCGCCGCTGATTGTCAGCACGTCGCCGACAGTATAGCCGGTGCCTGCGTCGTCCGGCGTGGCGTCAAGCAACGTGGCGTTTTGCGGCGCAACACCGGACATGAGCGGCTTGCGGAAAACTGCAGGGAAGATGCCCGCGCCGCGTCCGCCGTTGGGCAGCGGCGTGTCGTACCAAGTATTCTCGCGCACGTTGAAAATTACAGCATGGTTCGGTTCGAGGCTGTCGTCCTTCGGGAAGCACCACCAGATCTCGCCGAAGCGCGGCACTTTGAAGCTGAACACCTTCTGCCGCTGGCTATAGTTCAGGTTGTCGAAGAAGAAGTTGATGTTCATGTTGTTCTCAATCTCGCGAACAACGCCGTTGAACATCAGGAAGCGATCGGTGCCAATCCAGTAAAAGACGCCGTCGTACTCAATCGGCGACTGGGCCGACAGGATGGACGACTGGGCGCTGATTGTGTCGAACTGGAAGGACGCCGTTGCGTCGCCGGTATACGTCATGCGGATAAGGCTGTCGGCCGACCAGAGCAGGCCCGAGGGGCTGTTGCCGGGGCCGCCGCGCAACGGCATGCCGCGCACAATCTTTTGGCCCGTGACGTACGCATTGCCCGCGCCAGATCCAGTGAAGTCTGTCGGATCGCCCGGCACAGACCACATGACGAAGCCATCGTTGCCGAAGGCCACCGTGTATGGGTGCAGGGCGACAACGCCGCCTGTGAGACTGTAAATTGCCGGAAGGTTGGTGACCTCAGTCAGTGCGGCGGTGCCGAAAGCATCGCCGATGAAGAGCTGGCCGCCGTCGCTGTTGCAGATGCAGTTCAGGTTCGGCGCGACTTGCGCGAGGATCTGGAGGCCCGAGCCAGCCGCCGTGTCCACGTCGAACTGCCAGAGGTTGGCCTCACTCAGGTTCAGCGTGCTAGGCGTACGGTCGCTGATCACGCTCGTGTTGTAGCCACCGTCGATATAGAAGCGCTCGACGAGGTT